AAAAGCTAAAGTAATATCTATTGGAAACAACGTGGAAGGGATAAACGAAGGAGACGTTGTATACTACGATAAACACGCTGGACATGGTATTCAGCATAAAGATAAATTTTACGGCGTTATAAAACAAATGGACGTCGTACTTATAGATTAACCTAAACCCCAAGCCCGAAACCTAAAACACAAAACAAACAAAAATAATTATTAATCAAAAATTAAAGAAAAATGGCAAGACAAGTCAACAACAAAACGGAGAACTATCTTTATTTTGCTAAAACAGGGGTTGTAGTAGATGCAACCACAGAAGCTGTTATGCTCCCTGCTTCGGCATATTTAGGTTGTAACCCAACGTCAGCAACAAACACAAACTTTATGTTTGAAGATGTTGTTGGTACAGCTACAGCTACGGTTATTAGTTTAACTCATGGTAGTGGTAAAAACAAAGAGGTAATTGATGCTATGGTGTCAATACTAAACTCTTACAACGGTGCTGGTGAATTAATCGTTGTAGCAGATGGTGAAGCTGACACTGGCTCGATTACAGGAGCAGCTAATAAATCAACTGTATTTCACAAAGCATTCAATGGTAACGTAACTGCATGCGCAGCTATTGCTTAATTATTAACTTAAAAAAAGAAAATTAAAATGGAAAATTACATTTATTTCTCAGATGGTGATGGAGCAGACGCGACTGGAGACGCAGGTATGTGGGCAGCTTCTAATTTTATAGGGGTTTCACCTTTGAGTACAACAACAACTGGAGTTTATTTTGCTGGTCAAACCGGAGTAGGTGACGCACCTGATCTAATTACTTTGACTCACGCTGATGAAACTACAACAACTGGTCATCACGTTCAAACTATAGCTAAAGCCTTAGCTAAGCTTTTAAACGCTGGGCCACACGCTGGTGGCTCTACTTTAACAGCTGTAGACCTTACTAACTCTGTTAAAGCAGAAGGTTTGTCAGGTATCACTGGAGTTGCTATAACTATTGATTCATAATAGTTGAGACTAACCGCGCAGGATCTGCGTGAAATGAATATCCTTAAGTACTACAGGCTCACGCGAAAGTGGGCTTGTAAGACTTACGGGTTAACAGATGCAGATTTAGAATTATTAATTTACTTAGATTGTAAAAAAAGATTTACACGAAACGAATTTATAGATGGTACTTATACCATGAGCTGGGATAAAAACCGGTGGGAAAAACTAAGAAGAGAAGGTTGGATCGAAGTGTGGAGACAACGTAATAGAACAACTATTAAATACTCTATATATAAAACTTCTTTTCAATGCTCACAATTAATAAGCAGAATATACAGAGTACTTTTAGGTGAAGAGGATTTACCAACTTCAGAAAGAAGTACATTTTATAATAATAAATCATATACAGATAAAGTTTATAATAAAGCTATAGATGATATGATTAAAGATAAAGACAGATGAAAGGACCATTTAAACTAAAATATAACAAATCATCTTTTCCGTTTAAAAAAGAAGAAGGTAACGCTATAGTTGATGCTGCTGCTTCTGCAAACGAACCAGTTGAAAGAGGTGAAAGTGTAGCAGCTAGTTTTTTGTCTGGGTTTGCTGGCGGTTTAAGCCAGTCTAAGAAAAAGAAAAATAAAGAAAAGGATAAAGAAAAACCAAAGAAACAAAAGAAAAACATTGCATACGATCCAAAACAAAGTGGACCACCACCTGGTGGTTACTCAGTAGAAAAACCTGGTCCAGATCCAAAAACAGAAGTTAAAATAAAAAAGAAAAAACCTGGTTATTATGGGGTTTAAACTAGGTAAAGGTAAAACACCATCAATGATTAGTGGTGAAATAAAAAATAAAATGAGGTTTAGACAAGAGGCAGGTGGAGATGCTTCAGTGCCTGGCACACCTGTTATAAGAAAACCATTGGAAGAGGGTGTATTAGGTGAGGCTAATATGGACGGTAGTATATTTATTAGTGATAAAATTGTACCTGGTAGTCACGAAGAGAGACAAGTAATAAACCATGAGATGGTACATGCTACTGATATGAAAATTGGTAAACTTGCTTATGGAGATAACTTTGTTAAATACAATGGCAATATATATCCAAGAAAAACAATTAACGGAAAAGATATGATAATAGTTGATGGTGTTGCTAAAGAAGCTGGTGATACTGGCTTTCCTTGGGAAGATGATGCTAACAACGGAATAGAACAAAATGTATGAATATATTAGGAAAAATATTTTCAGGAGGAGCTGCTGATTTAGTAAAGGGTGTAGGTGGAGTTATAGACAATCTACACACTTCTAAAGAAGAAAAGCTTGAAGCTGAAAAGAAAATTAAAGATATGATAATGGGTTACGAAGCGGAAATGCAAAAACAAGTAACCGAAAGATGGGGTATGGATATGAAATCCGACTCTTGGTTATCAAAAAATATAAGACCATTAGTTTTAATGTTCTTAGTGATATCAACAGTATTAATGATATTTATCGATGCTGGTGCTATCGCTTTTGAAGTAAAAGACACGTGGGTAGACTTATTACAATTAGTATTAATAACAGTGATTGGTGCCTACTTTGGTGGTAGATCACTGGAAAAAGTAAAAAAATAAAATTATGGCAAGTATACACGGAGGCTCAGGTAATGAGCTATTTTATCATGGATCTACACTGTTAAACGGTGATGGCGCTAAAATAGATTTAGACGGTACTACATCTAAATATTTTGTTTGTGCTATAACTATAGTTAACGACGCAAAGTTTGAAGTTTTAAATATATTAGATGGAGGCGTTAATCTTGGACTTGGTAACACTCATTTTGTTTCTACAGAAGACACACAAACGTTAGACACTGATTGGGGTGGTGAAACTGCAGAGACTGATAATGACCAAACTGTTTTAGCAGCTGGTAGTGGTAGCGTTGAATTTAAAGCAGGTACAACTATATATGGCATGTGGGATAATGTAGAGTTACACGCGGGTGCTGTTATATGTTATGTGGCTCCAAGACCTGATTACGCAAAAAGAGCATAAATAAATAATTAACTTAAATTAAATAAAATGGCAAAAACAAAAAAGAAAGCTGAAAAGGCTACAAAGATTACAAACGAAGAATTAAATAAAGTACAATCAATTGTTAACAATATAAATAGAGCGCAATTAGAAGTTGGTGTTCTAGAAAGTAAAAAACATAATTTTTTACATCATGTGTCTTTACTACAAGAAGAGCTAGGTAAAATACAAGTAGAGTTTAAAAAGAACTATGGTACAGACGATATTAATATTCAAGATGGTACTATAAACTACGAGACAAATGAGTAAATTAATTAGAAAGATTACCGTAGGTAAAGACTACAAGGAAAACGCTATGCACTACGCTGTGGGCCAAGATGTTTATGGTGGGCATACTATATGTGATATAATAGAAGAAAAAGATAAATACTCTATTTACATAAAGAAAAACAAAGACGTGTTGCCTTGGAAAGACTTTAATAAAAATATGGCGGTATCTGTAGAGTATAACTTAGAGTATTAATGAAAGCGCCTTTTGACTTTGTTATAGAGCCAAAAGGTAATAGATACAACAATACTAAAAAAGTTGGCGATAAAGATCTTATATTAAATACAGAGATATTTAACCATCAGTTTGTTAATAGAGAAGCTATTGTTAAATCTATACCTACAGCTTATAAAACCAAAATAAAACCTGGTGATACAATTATAGTACATCATAATGTTTTTAGACGTTGGCATAATCAATATAGTGAAGAAAAAAACAGTAGGAGTTATTTCAACGAAAATACATATCTTGTAAAACCAGATCAAGTATTTTTATACAAAAGAAATAACAAGTGGATTGCTATGGATGGCTATTGTTTTGTACAGCCAATTAAACAAAGAGATAAGCTAAAACCAGAGGAAGAAGAAGAGTGTGTAGGTATAATTAAATATACTGACGGTGTTAATAACGTTGATGATCTTGTAGGATTTACACCTTTCTCAACTTATGAGTTTATAATCGATGGTAAAAGATTATATAGAGTTATGAATAAATTTATTACAATTAAATATGAATACCAAGGAAACGAAGAAGAGTATAATCCAAGCTGGGCAAAAAGCAGTTGAAGAACTGATTAAAGTTGCAAAAGAACCTATTGTTGATAGTGACGATGATATATCAGCTGATAGATTAAAAAATGCCGCAGCTACTAAAAAACTAGCTATATTTGACGCATTTGAAATACTTACAAGAATCCAAGAAGAAGAAAACTTGCTTGAGGGCAAGGCACCTGAAAAGGCAGAGAAAAAAGCTTTTAAAGGATTCGCAGAAGGCAGATCTAAGTAATGTACAGTCAAAGTTTAGTTAAAACCGTAGAGCCTATTAAAAAGACCACTATTACCAGAATGAATAGAGGTAAAAAGTGGAAGCACGGTTACAATAAAGAACACGACCTAATTGTATTGTCGCACGACGGGATTATTGGTGAGATTATAGAAATACAGAATTTAATTATAGCGCTACCTAAACCACCTAAAGAAATATACAAACACCAGAAAAACAAATGGGTGAAACAAGAGTACCCCAAAGAGTTACAAAGGATTAAAAATATATTCGACTGGAGGAGTTATCCGGAAAATAATAAAGAAAAATGGTACGATTATATAGACGAGGAATTTAAACGACGAGAAGAAGGATTCTGGTTTATAAATAATGGTAAACCAACCTGGATAACTGGTACGCACTATATGTACTTACAATGGAGTAAAATAGATGTAGGTGCTCCAGATTTTAGAGAGGCAAACAGATTATTTTATATATTCTGGGAAGCCTGCAAGGCAGACAAAAGATGTTACGGTATTTGTTATCTTAAAAATAGACGTAGTGGATTTAGTTTTATGTCATCGGCAGAAACAGTTAATTTAGCTACCTTAACAGGTGATGCTAGATATGGCATACTATCTAAAACAGGTGCAGATGCTAAAAAAATGTTTACTGACAAAGTAGTGCCAATTAGTATAAACTACCCATTCTTCTTCAAACCAATTCAAGATGGTATGGATAGGCCTAAAACAGAGTTGGCGTATAGAGTACCAGCTAGTAAGTTTACAAGAAAGAAAATTACAGCTAACGAAAAGATAGAAGAGTTACAAGGGTTAGATACTACTATAGACTGGAAGAACACGGGTGACAATAGTTATGATGGTGAAAAACTTAACTTGTTAGTTCATGACGAAAGTGGTAAATGGGAAAGACCTGATAATATACTAAATAACTGGCGGGTTACAAAAACATGTTTAAGATTAGGTGCTAGGATAGTAGGTAAATGCATGATGGGTAGTACTAGTAATGCTTTAGATAAAGGTGGTAATAATTTTAAAAAGTTATACTATGATTCAGACGTTACAAAAAGAAATCGTAATGGACAAACAAAGTCTGGTTTATATTCTCTTTTTATCCCAATGGAATGGAACTACGAAGGATTTATTGACGAATATGGACAACCTGTATTTAATAACCCAAGTAATGATGTACGCGGACCAGACGGTGAATTAATAGATTACGGTATAGTTGATCACTGGAATAATGAAGCTGAAGGTTTAAAAAACGATCAAGATGCTTTAAACGAGTTTTACAGACAATTTCCAAGAACTGAAGAACATGCGTTTAGAGACGAAGCTAAAAATAGTATATTTAATTTAGTAAAAATATACGAGCAAATAGATTATAATGACGGAACAAGAAACTCATCTACTTATTCTACTGGTAATTTTCAATGGGTTAATGGTGTAAAAGACACGCAAGTAATATTTTACCCAGATCCAAAAGGTAGATTTAACGTAAGTTGGTTTCCAGAGCAACATTTGCAAAACAAAATAATAATAAAAAAAGGAATTAAATATCCAGCTAACGAACACATGGGCGCCTTTGGTTGTGATAGTTACGATATATCAGGAACAGTAGATGGAAGAGGGTCAAATGGAGCTTTACACGGTTTGACTAAATTTAGTATGGAAAACTGTCCACCAAACCATATGTTTTTAGAATATATAGCTAGACCACAAACAGCTGAGATATTTTTTGAAGATGTGTTGATGTCGTTAGTGTTTTATGGTATGCCGGTGTTAGCTGAAAACAATAAACCAAGATTATTGTACCATTTAAAAAGAAGAGGATATAGAGGTTACTCCATGACTAGACCTGATAAATACTGGAATAAACTTTCTACTTCAGAAAAAGAAATAGGTGGTATACCAAACTCTAGCGAAGATATAAAGCAAGCGCATGCAGCCGCGGTTGAAATGTATATACAACAGCACGTTGGTCATTTAGGTAATGGAGAGTACGGAAACATATATTTTAACAAAACTTTAAATGATTGGTCTAGATTTGACATAAATAAAAGAACAAAGTTTGACGCTACTATAAGTAGTGGTTTAGCGATAATGGCTTGTAATAGACATTTGTATGCTCCAAACGTAAAGGTAGAAAAACCAAAACTTAATATAAATATCGCTAAGTATACTAATACTGGTAGCGTTTCAAAATTAATAAAATAATATGACATATACCGCTGTAAATAGTTATTTTCCTAGTCAAGTCGTAAGCGATGCAGAGAAGTTAAGTTATGACTACGGTTTAAAGGTAGCAAAAGCTATAGAGTTTGAGTGGTTTAGTAACGACACGAATCACACGCGATACGATAGTAATTATAGAAATTTTCACGAGCTAAGACTTTATGCGCGTGGAGAACAATCAATAAAAAAATATAAAGATGAATTATCTATAAATGGAGATTTATCTTATTTAAATTTAGACTGGAAACCAGTGCCTATTATATCTAAGTTTGTAGATATAGTTGTCAACGGTATAGCTGAAAGAACTTATAATGTAAAAGCATATTCTCAAGATCCTTATGGAGTCTCTAAAAGAACCGCATATATGGAATCTATAATAGAAGATATGAGAATGAAAAGCTTTGATGAGTTTACAAAAGAAAGCTTTGGCATAAACTTAGCTCAAAACGAACCAGACACTTTGCCTGGGAACGAAGAAGAATTAGCTTTACACATGCAGTTGTCTTACAAGCAATCTGTCGAATTAGCGGAGGAGCAAGCCTTAAATGTCTTAATGGACGGCAACAACTATGAGCTAATTAGAAAAAGATTTTACCAAGATCTTACTGTATTAGGTATAGGCGCTGTTAAAACAAACTTTACAACATCAGAGGGTGTTACTATAGATTATGTTGATCCAGCTAAATTAGTTTACTCATATACAGAATCTCCTTACTTTGATGACTTGTATTATGTTGGTGAAATAAAAACAATACCTATTAACGAGTTAGCTAAACAATTCCCTCATTTAGAACAATCAGATTTAGAAGAAATAAAACAAAGCTCTTCTTTATATAACAAAGATCACTACCAACATAGCTATAGTTATAAAGAAAACGATAAAAACAAAGTTCAAGTTTTATATTTTAATTATAAAACTTATATGAACGAAGTTTACAAAGTTAAAGAAACTAGTTCTGGAGCTGAGAAAGCTATAGAAAAAGACGATCAGTTTAATCCACCAGAAAATATGGAAGGTGGTTTTACTAGATTAGATAGAGTTATAGAGGTTTTATACGAAGGGGCAATAGTAGTTGGCACCAATAAGTTGTTAAGTTGGGGTATGGCTAAAAATATGATGAGGCCAAAAAGTGATTATACTAAAGTTAAAATGAATTATAGTATAGTAGCGCCTCGTATGTATAAAGGTAAAATAGATTCGTTAGTAAAGCGTATTACAGGTTTTGCTGACATGATACAATTAACACATTTAAAGCTACAGCAAGTAATGTCACGTATGGTACCAGACGGTGTTTATTTAGATGCTGATGGTTTAGCTGAAGTTGATTTAGGTAATGGAACTAATTATAACCCACAAGAAGCTTTAAATATGTTTTTTCAAACTGGATCTGTAATTGGTAGAAGCTTTACAAGTGAAGGTGATATGAATCCTGGTAAAGTACCTATTCAAGAGATAACTAGTGGAGCTGGTGGACAAAAAATGCAAGCGTTAATAGCTAACTACAATTATTATCTACAAATGATAAGAGATGTAACCGGTTTAAACGAAGCTAGAGATGGTAGCACGCCAGACAAAAACGCTTTAGTTGGTATACAAAAAATGGCAGCAGCTAATAGCAACACAGCAACAAGACACATACTACAAGCTGGTTTGTTTTTAACAGCTGAAACAGCTGAGCAATTGTCACTTAGAATATCTGACATTATAGAATACTCACCCACAAAAGAAGCGTTTATACAATCAGTAGGCGCGCATAACGTTGCTACGTTAGAAGAATTACAACATTTACATTTATATGATTTTGGTATATTTATAGAGCTGACGCCTGATGAAGAAGAAAAAGCTTTATTAGAAAACAATATACAAGTAGCGTTAGCGCAACAAAATATAGAGCTTGAAGACGCTATTGATATTAGAGAAATAAGAAGTTTGAAACTTGCTAACCAATTACTAAAAGTAAGAAGAAAAGAAAAACTAGCAAGAGACCAAAAAATGCAGCAAGAGAATATACAGGTACAAGCGCAGGCTAATGCACAGGCTCAACAAGTTGCAGCGCAGACGGAAATGCAAAAAAATCAAGCTATTACAGAGTCAAAATCTCAACTAGCTCAAGTAGAAGCTCAATTAGAAATGCAAAAAATGCAAGCTGAAGGAGAGTTAAAAATGGCTTTAATGCAAAAAGAGTTTGAGTACAACATGCAGTTAAGACAGGTAGACTCAGAGTCTTTAAACCGTAAAGATAAAGAAAAAGAAGATCGTAAAGATCAAAGAACAAGGATTCAAGCATCCCAACAATCTGAACTTATAGATCAGAGAAAAAATGAAAAACCACCTAAAAACTTTGAGTCAGCAGGTAATGATATAATGGGAGGTGGATTTGGATTAGGTATGTTTGAACCTAAGTAAACAATTTTATTAATTATATAATATTTTATTATGGCAAAGAAAAAAGAAACTGCAACTGAAGAAGTTGTAGAGCAAAAACAAGATAACAATGTAACAAAAGTTGACCTTGGTAATGTTGAAAGCAAACAAGATGACAATATAACTAAGGTTGATTTAGATAAAAAACCAGAAGATGAAACCAAAGAAGAGGTTGTTGAAAACAATACTGACGACGGAGGAGTGGTTGAACTCGTTGAAGATGCCAACGCCTCAGAAAAACAAGAAGAAGTACAACCGGAAGCAGAAACACAAGAAACGCCAGTTGTAGAAGAAATAACTGAAGAAGAAGTAAAAGAACAAGTTGAAGATTTAGCTGAACAAGCTGAAGACGCTATAGCTGAATCTATAGAAACTGGAAAAGCACTACCAGAAAATATACAAAAACTTGTTGATTTTATGGAAGACACTGGTGGTAGTTTAGAAGATTATGTGAAGCTAAACAAAGATTATTCTGAATTAGATAATTTATCGTTATTAAAAGAATATTACAAGCAATCAAAACCTCATTTAAACGAAGAAGAAATAGACTTTATGATGGACGACTATTTTTCTTATGATGAAGAAATTGATGAGGATAAAGATATTAGAAGAAAAAAATTAGCTTTGAAGGAGCAAGTTGCCGAAGCAAAGCAACACCTGGACGGTGCAAAGTCCAAATATTATGAAGAAATTAAAGCTGGAAGCAAACTGACAACAGAACAGCAAAAGGCTATTGATTTTTTCAACAGATACAACAAGGAGTCAGAAGAACAACAACAAGTAGTTGAAAAACAAACTCGTACTTTTTTAAATAAAACTAACCAGTTATTTAACAAAAATTTCAAAGGTTTTGAATATAGTGTTGGAGATAAAAGGTTTAGATATAATGTAAAAAATACGAACAATGTTAAAGAAACTCAAAGCGACATTAATAATTTTGTCAAGAAGTTCTTGAATAAAAATAATGAAATGGAAGACGCTGTGGGTTATCATAAATCTTTGTATACAGCTATGAATCCTGATGCTATCGCTAAACATTTTTATGAGCAAGGTAAGGCTGATGCTTTAAAAGACAGTATTGCAAAATCTAAAAATGTTAATATGGATCCGCGTCAACAACACTCTGGTGTTATTGAAGCTGGTGGTATGAAAGTAAAAGTATTAGGTGATAATTCTAGTGACTTCAAATTTAGAATTAAAAACAAAAAATAACAATTTAAAAATTAAAAATTATGGCAATTAATGCAGGAACTAATTTGAATAGTGTTCCAAGTTCACAGCAACAAACACTAGCTACAAATTATGTTGATTTTACGAGCTCTGACACAAAAGGTTGGGCTCAACAATATCTACCTGAGTTGATGGAAAAAGAAGCAGAGGTTTTTGGACCTCGTACAATTTCTGGTTTCCTTTCTCAAGTAGGTGCAGAAGAAGCAATGACTTCTGACAGAGTTATATGGTCTGAGCAATCAAGACTTCACATCTCTTTAAAGGGTACTATTGATCAAGATGGTAACGTATCTTCTTCAGGTGCTAAAGGTAAATTTACAGTAACATCTGATATTGATGGTAATGTATTAGCTGACGGCTTTGGTGCTTCAGGAGGTTCAGTTGGTGACATACACGGTGTTAGAAACCACGATATTGTTTTACTTTCAACTCCAGGAGTTGTTGTTAGAGCTTTAGTTGTAGCTGTTAGTGGTAACACTATTGGTCTTAGAGCTTACAACGCTGATACTTTAGCTGCTTTAGCTGAAACAGCTGGTGGATGTACTTTATTAGTTATCGGTTCTGAGTTTAAGAAAGGTGACAACTATGATGGTTCAACTACAAGAGGTGCTAACGAGCCTAGTTTCAAAACTTTTACTAACAAGCCAATTATCATGAAAGATTACTACGAAGTATCAGGTTCTGACGCTGGTAGAATTGGTTGGGTTGAAGTTTCTTCTGAAGGTGGTGCTTCTGGTTACTTATGGTACTTAAAAGCTGAAGCTGACACTAGAGCTAGATTTAATGATTACTTAGAAATGGCAATGCTTGAATCTATTCCAGGTTCTAACTCAACTAATGTTGACGGTGAATTAGGTTTATCTCCAGAGGGAGATGCTGGTACTGAAGGTTTATTCCACGCTATCGAAGACAGAGGTAACGTTACTACTGGTGTTACTGGTGTTAACGCTGCTACTGATTTAGCTGAGTTTGACGCTATATTAGCTGAGTTTGATTCTCAAGGAGCTATTGAAGAAAACATGATGTTTGTTAACAGATCAACTAGTTTAGCTATTGATGATATGTTAGCTTCAATGAACTCTTACGGAGCTGGTGGTACTTCTTATGGAGTATTCAACAACTCTGAAGACATGGCACTAAATTTAGGTTTCTCTGGATTCAGAAGAGGTTCTTACGACTTCTACAAGTCTGACTTTAGATACTTAAACGACAAAGCCACTAGAGGTGGTATTAACGCTACTGCAGGATCTGAAGCTTTAAGAGGTGTTATAATTCCAGCTGGATCTTCTTCAGTTTATGACCAAACTGTTGGGGCTGCTGTTAGACGTCCTTTCTTACACGTTAGATATAGAGCTTCACAAACTGACGATAGAAGAATGAAGACTTGGGTTACTGGTTCTGTTGGCGCTGCTACATCTGCTTTAGATGTTATGCAAATCCACATGTTAACTGAAAGATGTTTAGTTACTCAAGGTGCTAACAACTTTATGTTAATGAAGTAAACACTTTATATTAAAAGACCGGGGCCTCGGCCTCGGCCTTTTATTTTATTAATTTTATTATATATTATATTATGGCAAAAAAACAAGAAACAAAAAAAGAGGTAGAGGTACCTGTAGTTGAAACACCAGTTGTTGAAACTCCAAAACCTAAAAAAGCTGAACCTAAAAAACCAAAGTGGGAAATAAAAGATAGGGTTTATTATTTAACAAATAAACGTAGACCTTTATCTTACATGGTTAAATCTGCTGGTATATACTTTTTTGATGAAGAAAAAGGTTATGAAAGAGAATTAAAATATTGTGAAAATCAAATAACTCCATTTGTAGATGAGATGAAAGGTGACCAAAGATTATCACATATAATATTTAGAAACGGTGCTCTTCACGTGCCTAGAAACAAACAAACTTTACAAAAACTTATGTCTTTGTATCACCCACAAAAAGACACGCTTTTTAGTGAGTGGAAACCAGAGGTAAAAGCCGCTGATGATTTAGAAATACTAGAATTAGAGTTGGAAGCTTTAAACATAGCTAAATCAATAGATATAGACATGGCTGAGGCTATTATGAGAGTAGAGTATGGTTCTAAGGTATCTAAGATGAGTTCTAAGGAGCTTAAAAGAGATTTGTTATTATATGCTAAAAACAACCCTGTTTTATTTTTAGAACTAGCTTCTGATGATAATGTTCAACTTAGAAACTTTGGTATAAAAGCTGTTGAGTTAGGTATACTTAAATTATCTGACGATCAAAGAAACTTTTTATGGGCTTCAAATGATAGAAAGTTAATGACAGTACCGTTTGACGAGCATCCATACACTGCTTTAGCGCATTGGTTTAAAACTGATGAAGGTATGGAAATATATGCAAATATAGAAAAAAGATTAAACAATTAATCAAACTGTAGAGCGGTCGCCCTACGGGGCGATCGTAACTACAATACAATTATGAAGTCAAAAGGTTTAGGCGACACAATAGAAAAAATAACAACTGCTACAGGAATAAAGAAGTTCGTGCATAAAATTGCGGGTGATGATTGTGGTTGTAAAAAAAGAAAACAAGTACTTAACAAAGTATTTCCTTATAAAAAACAAAAGTAATGGTAGAAATAAATACAGTATATCAACAAGTTTTAGTGTTAGCTAACAAAGAGCAAAGAGGTTATATAACTCCACTTGAGTTTAATTTATTTGCAGAGCAAGCGCAATTAGATATATTTGAACAATACTTTTATGATATAAATCAATTTGGTAGATTACCAGGTAATAGTACTGGTGGCTCTGATATGCTTGATTATTTAGAAGAAAAAATAGATTATTTTAAAGAAGAAAGAAATATAAATATAAACAATACTGGTGAATTTTATAACGTCGGCGCTGCTATAAGTGATTTATATAAAATTGACAGTGTAATATATAGTGTTTATACTTGCGAACAAGTTAATTCTAATCAAATACGAAACATGTTGAGTTCAAAACTATGTAGACCTACCTCTTATAATCCTATGTATGAAATAAAGAGATCTAATAGATTATTTTTATATCCTTCTAGTCTTAACCAAGCAATAACAGTTAACTATATAAGAAAACCAGCTTCTCCAGAGTGGGGTTATAATGTTATAAACGACGAGGCTCAGTACGATAGTAGCGTAACTACAGATTTTGAGTTACATCCTTCAGAAGAAACTAAATTAGTTTTTAAAATATTACAATTAGCTGGTGTAGCTATGAAAGATAATAATTTATATCAAATAGGATCAGCTGAAGATAATAAAAACATACAACAAGAAAAACGATAAATAAATGGCTTTATTCACTGGAACACAACAAGAGTATTACGAAGGTAATG